CTCCTAAATAGGGCCGAATTGCCCCACCCGTATTGTCGCATACTTTATGCGGATTTCATAGAAATTTATAAAAGTTCTGTTTCTACCAGACACAAAAAACCCCGCCAGAGCGGGGTTGATCATTGCCACAAAGTGCTAGGTAATCTCACGTACATCATAAATATGCCAATCTGCATCACGTTCATCTGGCAGATCAAACTCGCCACCGTCCATTTCTTCTGCCAACTGCCAAGCTTCCTCTTCACTTTCAGCTTCAATAGTAGCTTCCAATATCTCCGCCACCTTGCCGAATACTCTGTATTTCTTCTTTTCACTCATCTTCTAGCTCCCCCACTTTTACTACAAGAATAAGACTGCCATCTGCTGAATGGGCATACGTCAAATTCAGGGTGTTTCCCGCGCTGGCTTCTTTATTGATTTTTTGAATGGAGATGCGTCGATCTCCACGGGCTGTCCGGTAGAAAGTAACTGTACTTTCAGTTCCCGTCGAAAACAGAGCAGGTATCTTACGTCTTTCACCTGCTTTTAATTCGTCGTAATCAACATGGAAGAGTTGCGCCAATCGACGGATACTTTCATTTGCATCAATTATGGATTTATCCAGCATGGTTCTGGTGAGATCAAGTACCCCGATAACCCCAGGATTGAAACTCACCAGATTATTAGCTTTCACTGCTATTTCTATCGCGTCTAAATTAATTGCGGTTTGCATAAGTAGCTCCTATTTATCAGAATTTATGGCTTCAGAGTAATCAAACTCTTCGGCATCGTCTGCTCCAATTAACTTTCCTGTATCTACCTTATAGTTGTGTGCTAGCTCCGAGTACAAATTAGACAGCTCCTGAGACATCTCGTCCAAGTCCTTACTATTAAGAGCATCGCCTATTCGGGTATATACATACTTAGTTGCGACGGTGCTATCACCCCATCCTTGAGCGTCTTCCTTAATATAAGGACACGGGAGATTGTCGGGCCACAACACATGGCTACGGCACTCGCACTCTGGGTCATCACACGATTTTGTCCAATCAGTCATATTCCAGCTCCTATTTAACACCATTTCATTATACGATATTCATGTGGAGAATCAAGCAAAAAAAGGGGCAAAAAGCCCCTTGATTTTTATTGTTGTACATCTCTTTCGATTGCCTTCTTGCTTTTGCTGTCATTCTTTTTGATACGACTTTTCAGTCGCTTTTTCAAATCCGCTGGGGATTCAGGTTTATAAAGATTTTCCAACCAATTGAGTAAAAAAAACATAAGCTTCCCTCTTCTGATTACCACACAAAGTATACTTAATTAGTGTGTCCCAATCAACTCAATAACCGAATCTATTGAGTCTCCGAGGAAATAAGGTTCAACCGTTAAACCCTCCATTGCGACGTCCATAACGGCGTCACCACGGTACAAATAATACTGGGCTGGCGCACTGATCGGATCTCTTTTAACCAGCAGCCAAACTAAGCCCTCGGAATGAGACGACAGGAAACTAACTTGGTGGGGGCTAACACGAACAGCATTTGTACGGGTGTACTTTAATTCAACTAACTGGAAGGTGGATTTGTGGTCTAGGATCAGGACATCAGGAACACCTGGCAAGCTCCATGTCTCAAGCCGCGTTAGCTTCCAGTTCGGTTGCAGCTTCTTCACCGCTGTTTTGAACTGAATCCAGACTTTGCTCTCGCTCTGAGGCTTCTTCCTCTGCTTCTTCTGGCTTAACTCCCACGGAATGGTTTGCACCATAAGCTTCTTTCAACTCCTGCAATGCTTTCAACACTTCATCACGGCTCATGGAATCTATGCTGCCGTGGCGCACTTCAGACTTACTGATATAAATATTGCCTTCTGCCTGACCCCTGAATTTCTCAGCAGCTATCGCCGCTTGCCAGTTCCCTGCTTCTTCTGCTTTCTCGCCAAGCTCTGCAAGCTTACGGATATGACGCTTATAATCCACCGCAAACCGGGCATCCAATTCCGCCCTATACAGTCGAATAGCTTTCACCACATGGGGTGACCTAACAGGGTTAGTCAGTTCACTGGCTCGGCTATGGGCTGAACCGGCTGGGTATCCGGCGTTGATAGCCGCATCCCGTTTAGTAATCTGACCATCCTTCGACACAAGCTCTTTTACAAAAAGCTCCTGCTTTCGAGTTAGTTTTTTATGCTCAAGGGGAACACGCCTACTGATCTTCTTTGGTCGAGCGCACAAGGCTTTGCTGTTATCCATTGCGGGAGTTTATGTGGGCAGAAGGGCTTTGTCAAAATATCCCTATATAGCTGTAGCCAGCAAAAATAAAAAAAATAAAAAACGATTTCAAAACGCATAAACGGAATATCGATATTAAGCTTGTCTTGTTACTAAAACATAACCGTGTAACCTTGCCGTAACCGCCAAAAGCCCCTTGGTTCGTGGTCCCTAGACCATTGGTTACGCCGTTACGCCGGTTACGGCCATTTTTTTCAAAAATAAAAAAAAATATTTCTCCAGCCACAGCTATATAGAGGGTTTTATGCAACCGATCCCGATACATTCCCCGTCGCAGAGGATTTCCCATTCGATGGAGGGTTCCACCTTGTGGAGGTTGAGGTAATGGGGTTTGAGTGTTTCGACGTAATCGGCAATTTTCTGGTTTATTTCTTCGGCGTCTTTGCCGTCGAGGATGACGCGGTATATGCGTGGTCCGACGTTTGCTGTGTTCCCAGGTGGTACGGTTAGTTTGACTAGGGCTGATGCTGTGATGGCGTCTTTGCCTTCGTGGGTGAATAATTTTTTCATTCTTCAGCCGCCTCTTCCTGTAAAAGTTTCGTTTTTTTACACTCTGAACAACTTAATTTAAGACTTTCCCGCTTAATCTCATCGTTATTTACAACGATAAAATTTCCGCAGTGGCAGCGACACACCCACCTAGTTTGGGGTATTCGTTTTGTTGCTTTCTGTGTGTCTTTAAAATTACGCCCACCGCAAGTTGGACATCTTTTAGGTTGGGGGTTATAAGATTCCCATCGCCTAGACCAAGGAATTGAATCATCATAGTCAGGCAAGTAAACGCCTAACACTCTAACCTGACCATACTTGGAGCCACTGTAATCTTTTAATTTCCTAGTGTTTCTTTCATTTGGGTGATACAAATTAACCAGATGCTCAAAACCATACGGCTGAATAAAAGTATCGCTTTCAATGCGTCCAGAGAACTTATCTAGCTCCGATTCAAACTCTGGTTTAGGCTTATGCAACGCAAGAGCCGCTTGCTTATTAATTGGCCGCCTACTTTCCGAAAGTTTTTGATGCAGAGTTTTTTTCATTCTTCAGCCTTCTCTGGCCCACGTCCAAATTCTGTCTCTTTTTCTTTTATAAGGATCATCCCACCCATATGCACCATAGCATCTGTCATGAGAAGGTCTTTGTCAGCGATCTGCACCTCATCTGTAATAAGGTCTTTCACCTCGTTGACACGCACAATTTCATATCCCTCTTTGACAGGGGGCATTGGGATCCATCTATATATTGTCATTAGTTTGCTCCTTGGTAATAGATGTTCCACGTGAAACATCTAGGTAGCTCAAAATATGAGCCACACACCATGGTAGCATACTCTATGTGGAAAGCTCTACTCTATTTTTTGCGGCGCATCTTACTGAGCGTCTTCGCCAGATTTGCCTGTCGGCGGGTGGTGGGGTTTTTGGACTTCGCTGCCTTGTTGAGTTGTTTGGCAGAGATGGTTTTCTTGCCTTTCACGCCCAGCTTTTTCCGGAGCGCACCGGGATTTTTAATTGCTTTCTGTATCCACTTTTTAGCCATGTTTGCGTTTCCTCTTTTTGTTGCGTTTACGGCGGCGGTCAACCGCGACTTTCATCTCGGTGCCGTTGGCCGCGAGTGATGCTTTAAGACAGTCATTGCAGAAGGAAGTGATCCGTTGGCAATAGCCCGTCATCATGTGGTCTTCGACGCTGTCTTTTACAGACCAGTCCGCTACTTTCAGGTTCTTGGAGGGATTGATGTAGTCTTCCCCGGCGTTGGAAAACCAGAGTTGTCTCAGGTTTTTGCCACTGGAAGGTCGGTAGCCTACCCGGGGTATCCTGGCAACCACGTCACTGCCGTGTACGATGGAATAAAAAGATTGCAAGTGATCCATGCGGCATTTTTTAAATTTCGAGAAGGTGTTGGGCTTGCCAAAAGCATAGAGGTGCAGATCGCTGAACTCCCGGCACAGGTGGGCCGAGACTTCGGCACAGGCACCCCCTAACGAGTGCCCGACGAGAATTGTTTTGTTGGCAGGGTTCAGTTCTTTACGGATGTCCTTCCAGACACCCTGTTGGGCGAGATAGAAACCGAGGTGGATCCACGCTTTTTTGACCGGGATAAAAAAGAAGAGGAGGTTGAAGGCCCAGTCCTTTTTCTCAGCGGTGCCTTTGAACACTACCCAGTCCTCACCCTTGTGGGGGTTGCGGAGCAGGAAAGCGGTGGTGGAAGTACGTTTGTTTTCAAATTTTTGTGCGCCGGGGATGGTGTCATCGTAGGCAGCTTGGGCAAGCTGGGCGGCGCGGGTTAGCAGTTCAATATTATGATCCATAAAAAAAACCCTGACTCAATATCTGGTAAGGATATCAAATCAGGGTGATCCCTTCTAGGAGCTAGCTAGAATTCTTATTTAAGGTTAGCCAAAGCGCCGAACGCTGTCAACGTAATCAACCAGTTCGCGGACCATCTTCTCTGTATCGAGGGGGTTGTTGCGAAGTATCCGGCACACAGCATTGGTGTCATTGATTAGTTGCTGGGTGCGCAGTGCGTCATAAGCCCTGTCTTCTTCATTCGGATCTTGCTCGGGTGGACTGAACGTGTCCACGCAAACGTCTTTCAGGTCTTTCTCCCATTCAGGAGTTTCGTCGTTGTGCCCTTGTTTCATGTGTGTCTCCCACTGTGAATAGCACGATTGTCCCATACCCAATGTGGAATGGCAATAAAAAATGTGCTATGGTAGCGCCAATATGTACATTACACTCTTTATGGTGTTTGTAATGGCCTTACACGTCAGCCTCTTGGTGTGGCTGGAAACAAGGAACCCGGGGAAGTTGCTGGAGGAAAGAGATGAAGAAACAGTATTCCTTTGAAACAGTCGAAGCGGTGCGTTACGCTAGGAGAGTTGAGAAACGCTCAGTGGCGTGGATCGCGGCCCGTTTTGAAATACCCATCGACACAGTAAGGGACTGGTTATATCGTGGAACTAGACTGGAACAATGAGCCGTACCCTTACAAAGGGTATCGTTACAATTGCTCACGCTGTGAGCAAGAATTTGAGCTTGATGTTTTTCTAAGCAAGTTAATTGCCGAGGGCGACACAGAAGTGGAACTAGCCTTATGCCACGACTGCATGGAAAAGCTGTGTTCTCACCTCATGCTTCCCTTTTACGCTCCTGATTTTTTGAGCTGTCATTAATATTCTTTTTTTCGTGCAGGAGTTCGGCCCATAGCTCGGCCTTTTTCAGGTCGCTGGCATGGGCCATGTTGGTTGTGGACAGGTCTTTCTGAAGTTTTTCAAGGGCTTGACGCAACCCTTGTTCGATTGCGCTCATAGCTAGACTGACATAGAGCGGGTAGGATTGTCAGGAACAGTCTGTGGTTTGTTACGCGCAAGTTCGGCAGCTATGTACTCCTTGTCTTTGTCAGTTAGGTTCTGTTCTTTCCAGTAGTCAAAGATTATGCGTAGCTGGCCAGAGATAGTACGTCCTTCCACTTTGGCAATTATCTTGATTTCCTCGTAGATTTCCCGAGGAAGCAGCACTGATTTCCATTTATTAAGGTTCATGTTTATCCTCCATAATCTGCGATTATATCGGACAATATCTTAATTTTCTACCGCTTCTCCCCAAGAAGGCCCAATTTCTATGTCACAGTGGTTAGGAACTGTCAATTCTATGGCGTTTTCCATCACATGTGCCAACATTTCGGCATGTCGTTTGTCTTCCACCGAAAAAGCCAGTTCATCATGTATCTGGAGGAGGGGAATCTCCCCGGCCTCGCACACATCCACCATGGCTTGCTTCGTCTGGTCAGCAGCGGAAGCTTGGATTAAACGGTTAAGCGCCTTATAGGTGTAGCTTCTCTTGAGCCGGGTCGTTGGACCGTGGGCGGCGATTGCTTCTTCTTTAGGCAACGCCTTGTGCATTTCAAAAGTAGCTGGTTCCCAGAGGTCGAAGCGGCATTTGCGTCCTTTTAGGGAGCGAATGCTACCGGAGGAGCGTGGATCTTCGAGTCTTTTCTGTACGCCCTTGGTGAGCATTTTCACAAACGGCACCTTCTCGTGGTATTCCTCCGTCAATTGTTTGGCGTCTTCATCACTTATGCCCAGTTCCACCGCCAATTTTTTGATGCCCATGCCATAGAGGAGGGCTAGGGAGATAGTTTTCCCACGTTTCCTGTCGATTCCCGCCATGTCGGCCACCATGTTGTGAAAGTCAGCCTTCGGATTATCCTGGTACTCCTTTATAAAGGCATCCACCCCGGGGAGCGGTTCGTTCTTGAAGTCACTGAACACCTTGGCGTAATGGGTCATTATGCGTGGCTCTTGCTGGCTGAAATCAATTGCCGCCCACTGGCGTCCTTCTTCGGGAAGGAACAGGCGGCGGATCATAGGCCCGAGTTCAGGGTCACGACTCGGCAACTGCTGGAGATTTGGACTGTTCATGCTGATTCTGCCGCTGACGGTCCCCCCGTCGCTGGATCTCACTTGGTTGATATGACTGTGGATGCGTCCTTGATGGACATGCTTGAGGATGGAGTCCAGAAAGGTGCCGTGTACCTTGTTCAGGTTTCGGGCTTGCACGATTAACTGGGGCAGCTTATGGGGATGTTCGGTCAGAAAGCTCTTGGTGAAGGAGGGCGCTCCCTTATCTGTCTTGGGATAGGACAGTCCTGCTGCATCAAAGGCCGTAGCTATGCTGGCAGCGGCCCATATCTCCACGTCGCTCCCGGCGAGTTTTTTTATTTCCTTTACTGTTTCTTTCTCCCGTTTGAGCAGCACTTGTTTACTGCGCTCGGCTTCGTCCATGTCTATGCGGATACCAAGTTCGGTCATGCTCACCAGATGGGGAAGCAGGGTGGTTTCAAGATTCCAGACTTCCCACAGGTCTTCCTTGGTCAACAGGGTTTTGAGATGGTGCCACAGCTCAAGGGTGATCTCGGCATCTACCTCGGCGTAAGGGCCGACGTACATGGCGGGGAGTTTGTACATTTCGCCTTTTGGATCGACGCCAAACTCACGGGCCGCTTGGACTAGGGTCTTTTCGGATTTGGTTTTTCCAAGGAGGTCATAGCACAGGGCGTTGAGCGAATAGCTGAACCGGTTTTCATCAAGCAGCGCAGAGGTCATCATGGTGTCGATGATGCGTCCGTTGACTTCAAAGCCCATGGCGCGGATCCAGCCCAGATCATACTGGGCGTTGTGCATTATCTTATCCCCAGGTGCGGCAAACACTTTCTTTAAGTATTTGTTTATCTGCCTAGCGTCCATGTTGCCGCCACCGACGTGGCCGACAGGGAAGTAGCCCTTCCATCCGGGCACTGCTATGGCATAGCCCACCACTTCGCCGTTCTTGGTCGGCCAGCCCGGACCCCGGCTCTTGAGATC